TGCGGGATACCAGCCAGCGGGGTTGGGCGGGGGAGCGGTCATGGGTGGGGTCCTTGATGCCAGTGGGATTCATGTGACAAGCAAACATGAAATGGCCGTCTGATTCCTACCAACCAGTAGCCAGCGCTGTGAGCTAGTCGTTACTTAAAGTGTCCGAGGAGAAAGGTACCTTGCCACTTATGTCGATCACACGCCATTCCTACCTAACCCCGGTAGAGGCCGCCCGGCGAGCCCGCGTCTGCATCAGCGAGATCGCCGGGGCCGTCCGGTCCGGGGACCTTCGCGAGACGGCGTCACGCATCCGAACTGATCATCTCGACTCGTGGGCACGAAGCTCACGAGTCGAGCGTCTTGGGGGCGGTGTCTCCACCGTCAACACCTCCGCTCGAAAGCTCAGCAATCACTGAATCCAGCTGCTCCCTGATCGACTGAAGACGCTCAAGCGCAGTCCCCACGTTCTGCCAATCGCTTTCCGCGTACATGCCACCCAGCACCAGCAGCGCATCCGCCGCATCAGGCCGGCCCACTTCCCGTAGCTGCTCCGGAGTGACATCAACGACGCGCGCCATTCGCGCCAGCGTCTCCTCCGGTGCCTCGACGACCACCACTTGCCCCGCGCCGGCTGAGGCGTACCCGTTCACTATCTGGCGCCAGCGGGCGTCACTCATGCCCGCTTCCTTGGCGGCCTGCCGGGCGCTCAAGCCCTTGGCCTTTGCGGCCGCCGCGATCAGTACGCCCTCGGGGCGCTGGTGCTCGTTGTTCATGCCCACAGGGTGACGTGCGAACTTGTGCGAAGTCAACTGCGCACATACTCGCGATAGTTCGCAATGACAACGGTGTAACTATCTTGTAGGTCCGGTAATCCGGGAACTTTTGCGAGAACTAGTGCGCACTAGTTGACGTGCGCAAAAGTTCGCACTACAGTTCGCACCATGCCAACCACACCCCGCGGGCACCGAATGAGTGCCCTGGACCACGAACCGGAGATGGTGGTCTACGCCCGCAAGAAGGCAGGGCTGAGCCAGGCGCAGGCCGCGGAACTCCTCGGACACTCACCGTCCTACCTGAGCGAGATCGAGCGCGGCACCCGCAATGCCCGGCCGGCGCTCCTCCTCAAGATGGCGTCCGTCTACAACTGCCCGGTCGTCGGCCTCGAGCGCAAGCGCGCTGTCGCATGAACCGTTACCGGCTGACCATCGGCGAAGCCGCGGAGGTCGCACGGGTCAGCCCCGAGACCATCCGGGCCGCCGTGGACGCCGGTGACCTGCGCAGTGAAACCCAGCTCAAGGCCGAGGTCATCGAACGCCGCGATCTCGACTCCTGGATCCGCGGCCGGATCTCCAGCCTCACGGTCAACCGCCCGAGGTTGTCGTGAGCAACCCCCCGCACCAGCTGACCGCTGACGAGCAGGCGTGGGTCGACCAGCAGGTCGCCAAGCTGCCGCCGCTCAGCGACGACCAGGCCCTCAAGCTCGCCCTCCGGTTCATGCCCAAACCGAAAGACCAAGAGCACCAGCGATCCGCCTGACAAACAGCGAAGCCGCCGCCCCGGACAGAGACAACGGCTTCACCTACCAACGAAAGGAATTCTAATGCCCAGCATCCCCAAGCTCGACGATCACGCGGCCAACGTGTTGCTCCATGCCGCCTGGCAAGTGCACGAGCGCGAGACCCACGACATCCACGCGCTGCTCAACATCGTCCTGCCCGACGTAGAGCCGACCTTGCGGGCCAGCCGGTTCGAGCAGGTCTGCAACACCCTCGACAACGCGGTGCAGGCCGAGACGGATGGCTACCGCGAACTGGTCGCCCTCGACATCGACGACGCAGTCCAGCGCGTCGGCAACCTGCTGCGCGACCAGGCCGCGGCCTCCATCGACCGCGCGCTGGCGATCGCCAACAGCCGGCATCTGTCGGTGGCCCGATGACCGCCATCAACATCGTGTTCGACGGCCCGCCGGCACATGAGTCGGGACGATTCGTCGAGGTCGAAGACGACAAGGGCCACGGGCTGCGCGTCGGTCAGTGGTACGAGCGCCCCGACGGTCTGTGGGCGCTTCGCATCGACCGGCTGCCGTACAGCAGCGACTGCGACGACCCCAGCGTCATTCCTGCTCCAGCTGCCGAGCAGACACCGAACGAGGTGGCCCGATGACCGGCCACCACGCCCCTACGTCCACCCACATCCATCACCGGAGTGCTCCATGCTCGTTACCAGCCGCGTCAACCAGCGCCTCCGTCCCCGCCAGCTCCCCGTCGACCAGTCCGACATCGAGCGCAACGTCCTCTTCATCCCACCCGTCGGACGGCACCACCACAGCAAGCAGCACGTCGTCGACCACGACGCCTGCACCCGCGCCGTCGAGATCGTCCACGGCCAGCTCAGCCCGACCCAGCGAGTCCGCGCCGGCGACTACAAGCCCCGTCACTAGCCTCGGCCCGCCGTACAGCACAACCGCGAGCGCGGCCCCGTCGAGTGCAGCTACAACTCGGACCTCGACGGGGACCGCCACACCGCTGGCCAGCACCGGCAGCAACCCCGGCCCCGCCCTGGTCATCGCCGGCCTGATCCTGCTCGTCGGCGTCGTCATGGTGCTCGGCGGCCGCAGCGATCGGCGGCACTGATGATCCACGAATCCATGTGGCGCCGCATCGACAAGGCCCTCGCCTCCCGCAACGCCCGACGAGCCGACGACATCACCATCGACGACCTGACCGTCGGCGAAATCCCGCCGATCGCCTGGCTCAAGTTCTACGGCGTCATCGCCGCGGGCTGGGTCCTCGCCATCGCGCTCTTCGTGATCGCCCTCAACCTCCACTGATCCACCTGTCCCGAAAGCAGAATCCGATGACCGTTGTCACCCCGAACACCGATAGCCGCCTCGCGCAGCTGGCCGCGCAGTACGACATGGCCAAGGCCGAGAAGACCAAGGCCGAGGAGTCGCTCAAGGCGATCACTGACGCCATCAAGCTCGAACTGAGCCAGCTGATGCAGCCGGGGGAGACCGCGATCGACCTGGTCAGCGACGAGCTGGTCGCGCCGCTGCGTCTCGTCGCGGTGGAGTCCTGGCGGGTGGACGCCACCAAGCTCAAGGCCGAGGCGCCCGAGACCTACGTGCGGTACGCCAAGAAGTCCACCGCCTGGACCTTGCGTGCGGTGTCGGCATGACCGCGGCGACCACCCCGCTGCTGTGCGCGTGCGGTCATCCCAGCCGGTTGCACACCGAGGCGTTCGGCTGTGACGTAAACGCCTGCGGCTGCGACCAATTCCGCGCTGGCGCTATCCCCGCCGGCCAGCCGGTAGCCCGTCCTCAGACCCAGCTCCCGGCACCCGCCGTGGTCCGGCCAATCGTCACCGCTGCCCCCGCTCAGCCGGTAGCACTGGCGAACGATCCTCGCGTGCTGTTCGCCGCGGCGAAGCGCTCGTCCAGCAAGAGTGTCGTGGCTCTCGGCGCAAAGGTGGAGGCCGACCTGGCGAAGCTGCTCGAACTGCTCCGCGGCGAGCGCGAGTCAGCCGAGGCTGCCCGACTGCGCGAGGCCCGGGCCGCTGAGACCAAGGCCGAGATCGCACGGTTGGAAGCGCAACTGGCGGCCGCCAAGGCGAAACTAGTAGGGCGACCGGCCGTTGCCTGCTCGGTCACCGACTGCGATCGCAGCTTCGAGTCGTCACAGGCCATGGCGATGCACCGGCGGCGAACGCACGAGGGCTTCGACCCGCACGCACCGAAGGCCGGCTGATCCCGTGACCGCCACACCGACGCGGAATTGGCTCGACAGCGACTGGCAGTTGTCTATCGAACCCTGCACTGCTGAGGAGCAGAACCAGCCCGCCGGCCACCTCTGCGAATCCACTGCCTGCGCCAACGTCGCGGTCGTGCTCGTACGGATCGCTGTGACCGAGGACGGCGAGAGCTGGTTTGTGTGCCTCGACTGCGCGGTGGCCAACGTCCAGCACGAGCTTACCGATCCCGAGGCCGCCCCTAACGGGTGGTCCGGTGAGCCGTGGTGTCGCGTGTGCGGATGCACCGAAGACGACTGCTCAAACTGCATCGAGCGGACCGGGCAGCCGTGTAGCTGGGTCGAGAGACGCGATGCGGGCCTGGCCAATCTCTGCTCGGCATGTGCGCCGTGACCACCGTCAACATTTCGCCCGCGGACTTCATGTCCACCGCGCCGGCGCCGCTCAACGGCAGCTCGGCCTGGGGATCGCGCTACGCCTCAGAACTGCGCCGCGTGGTGACCGAGCACGCCGCCCGGGCACCGCGGAGTCTGCAGCTGCACCTCGGCCCTTCCGAGCTGGGGGAGCCGTGCGATCGGCAGGTGGCGGGAAAGATGGCCGGCCTGCCAGCCACCAACCACGTGATGGACCCGTGGCCCTCCGTGGTCGGCACCGCGATCCACGCCTGGCTGGCCGACGCCTTCACCGCCGACAACAAGCGGCACAACATTCTCCGCTGGGTGGCCGAGCAGAAGGTCACCCCGCATCCCGATCACCCCGGCACGGCCGACCTGTACGACGCGGTCGAGCAGGCAGTGGTCGACCACAAATGCTTGGCGGAATCAAGCATGGCCAAGGTTCGCGCCTCGGCCGGCCCGCCGAGGAAGTACGTCGTGCAGCTGGTGCTGTACGGCGAGGGTTACCGGCGCTTGGGCTTGCCCGTGCGCCGGGTGGCGCTGGCGGCCTACCCGCGCCAGGCATCGAGCCTTGACGGGCTCTACGTCTGGGAACGGCAGCACACCAGCGCTGATGAGGACCTGATCACCGAGGTCTTCGCACAAACCGCCATCCGCAAGGACATGGCACTGCAACTGCACGACGGCCGGCTGTCACTCAAAGACATCCCAGCAGCCCCTGACTCGGACTCCTGCTACTTCTGCCCGTTCTACCGGCCGCAATCAGCACGAGACGGCGGTCCTGGATGTCCCGGGACCGCCGTCAACAAAGCCCAGTAACACCAACCACTCGCTCTCGAAAGGGGCACCTGCAATGACCGCACCATTCGGCTATCCGCCGGCGCAATACCCGCAGCAACCGGCCGCGGCTCCTCAGTACCCGCAGCAGTTCCCGGCGCAGCAATACCCTGCCCAGCCGCAGTATCCGGCGCAGCAGTACCCCCAGGCCCAGGGCTACCCGGCGCCGCAGATGGCACCGCCGGCCCCGGCCCTGGCTCAGGGCAGCATCGACGACTTCTACAACCAGCCCAGCGCTGGCGGCGGAAAGTCGCTGTCCTTCCACCAGAAGCCTTACGGGACCCGCTACCGCGGGATCGTCACCCGGCCTATCGGGGCCGGCGACATCCAGCAGCAGACCGACACCATGCAGCGGCCGCAATTCTTCAAGGACGGCCGGCCGAAGTTCGTGATGAAGGTGCCGTTGCAGATGGAGCCGTCGGCGGAATACCCGGACGGCCTGGCTGTCTGGTACGTCAAGGGCCAGGCCCGCGACGAGCTGGTGCGGGCGATGGCCGAGGTCGGAGCTCCGGCGGGACCGCCCGAGGCCGGTTCGATCATCGACATCACCTACACCGGCGAGCGTCAGGCCGGCGCCGGGATGAACCCGGCCAAGCAGGTGGCGGTCATCTACTCCCGGCCCAGCGGCGCCGCGGCCGCACCGCAGGCTCCGGCCCAGGTGCAGCAGCTTCCCCAAGGCCAATTCGCCCAGCCGACCGGCCCGATCCAGCAGGCTCCGGATCCGCAGCTGAGCCAATACGCCCAGCAGGCGCAACCGGAGTTGGCGGCGATGCAGGCACAGCAGTTCGCCCAGCAGTACCAGCAACCGGCACACCCGCAGTTCGCGCAGCCGGCACAGGCTCAGCCCCCGGCACAGGCAGCAGCGCCGCAGCCCCCGGCAGATCTCTCGCCGGAGCAGCAGCAATTGCTGGCCAAGCTCACCGGCGGCTGATTGCGATCGGGCACCCGGCGTCTGCCCCCAGCGCCGGGTGCCCGATCACCCCTACCTCAGAACGGAAACCGATGACTGCAGCTACGGCCGTCAACGTAGACGAGATCGACGTAGAGACCGTCGAATGCAAGTTCGGCAAGGTGGTGCTGACGACTACTCCCGACGGCTGGGAGATCCTCGGCGTACACAAGACGCGCACGTTCAAGGGAACTCCCGCCGTCTACCGCTTGACGGTGACCCGTTGCGATTGCCGAACCAACCCCGACTCTCCCCTACGCGTCGGCGTTAGGTCCTCGCGCTATCACAGCGGGTCAAACGTCGGGACGCGAGAGCTGTGCATCAAGCAACCCGAGCACAACAGCAACTGTCACAACAAGCGCGACCACTGCAGGAGCCTCGGCCATGAGACAAAGCTCCGCGCCTTGTTCACCGATGCCGTCAAGAGCTACCAGCGCGATGCCCGACAGACGGTCAATGCGCAGCTCGCCTCGATCGCCGGCGGCCACGGCGGCAACGGCCGTCTGTCTGACCAGGGCCGCGCCGAGTACCTGGCGTGGCTGCAGGAGAACGACCCGACCGCTACGAACCCGTACGCATGAGCACCTCCGTCCACGGCGAGTTGACGGCCGCCGGCGATCGCATCGTGCTGATCGCCGGCGGCCTGATCGCCGACGTCGCGCACGTTGCCAAGCAGCTGCAGCAGCTCACCCCGCTGCTCAAGCCGAGCGATCCCAAAGGCGCGCTGCTGCTGCCGCTCAGCTGGCCGGCCGTGGTGCAGCTGGCGGCCGTCTACGGCGACCTCTGGCGACCCGGGCCGCGGCTTCGGGAATGGGTCGCCGACCAGGTCACCTCGCGGGTGGCGGCCGTCGAGAAGCCGCTGACCGTCCCGGTACCGGAAGGGCTCACGCCGCGGCCGTACCAGGTGGCCGGCGCCAACCTGATTGCCAGCACGGGCCACGCCCTGATCTTCGACGAGCCCCGCACCGGCAAGACCATCACCACGATCCTGGGCCTTGCTGAATGGTCCCAGGACTTTGACGGCATGAATCTGCCGATCCTGATTGTCTGCCCGGCCAGCGTCGTGGACCCGTGGGTGGAGGAGTTCCGCCGCTGGGCACCGTACTGGCGCACCGTGGCGTGGCGGGGGACCGCTGACCGGCGGCGGAAGCTGGCCGGGACGGCCGACGTCTACGTAACCAGCTATGACACCGCCCGCACCGATGCCCGGGACACCAACCCGTCCAAGTCGCCGCTGATCGCGCTGAACGCCCGGGCCCTGGTCGCCGACGAGTGCCACCTGATCAAAAACCCCAACGCCGCCCGCAGTCACGCCGTGCGGCGATTGGCCCGCAACGTCAAGGCGTTCGTGGCGCTGTCCGGAACCCCGATCACCCACCACCCGGCCGACCTCTGGCCGACGCTGGTGTGCTTGGCCCCCGGGGCGTGGCCCTCGCGCGATCGCTGGGTGAACCGCTACTGCCTGAGCGTGCCGTCTGACTACGGCCAGATGATCCTTGGCCTCAACCCCGGCAACGAACCCGAGTTCCGGCTCTCGATACTCGGCCAGCAGCGCCGGGTGGCACGCGCCGACGTTCTCGACCAGCTGCCGCCGAAGGTCTATTCCGTCCGCACCGTCGAGATCCCGCCCGCGTACCGCAAGGCCTATGACTCGATGGAGTCGGACATGCTCGCCGAGATGCCCGACGGCGGCGAGCTGTCGGTGATGTCGGTGCTGGCGCAACTCACCCGGCTCTCGCAGCTGTCCAGCGCGGCCGCTGAGGTCACCACCACGTTCGAGCTGGCCGATGACGGTACCGACGTCGAGCACGTCTCGGTCAAGCTCATCGCGCCGTCCTGGAAGGTGGACGCGCTGCTCGAGGTGCTGGCCGAGCGCCCGGGCGAGCAGGTCGTTTCCTTCGCGGTGTCCGCCCAGTTGACCCGGCTGGCCGGTGAGGCGGCCGCGGCCGTGGGGCTGCGGGTCGGCTACATCATCGGCGGTCAGAGCCAGAAGGAACGCACAGAGACCCGGCTGGCGTTCCAGGCCGGCGAGCTGGACCTGATCTGCGCCACCGTCGGCGCCGGCGGCGTAGGCATCACCCTCAGCCAGGCCGGGACGCTGGTGTTCCTTCAGCGGCCCTGGTCGCTAGTGGAATCCATCCAGGCCGAAGACCGCGGCGAGGGCGACGTCAACGCCCCCGGAACCGAAATCATCGACATCGTCGCGGCAAACACCATCGACACCCGCGTGCGCTCCGTGCTCCGCGAGAGGGCCGGCCAACTCGCCGAGCTCGTCCAAGATCCCCGCATTGTCGCCGAGCTGCTCGGTGGCGCGTCCATCCATCAACTCCGAAAGAAGGCCTCTTGATGCCAAGCTACGTGTCCAACCTGTTTCGAAGCAGAAGGTCGATCGCCCCCGAGACGACCAGTGACGCTGCCGCCAAAGTCAGCAATGCCGTAGCGATACTTGGCGATACGCCGTCGCGGCCGTTGGCGAGCGACTGCAAGGCGAGGGTCAGTACGAACGCACACGCTGTCCAACTGGCGGCGGTAATCACATCACCCACCATGGCCCACAGGCTGGCCCGCATCATCTTGCGGGGTTCACCTTCCAACGCCGTAAGTTCGGCATCGAGAGCCTTCGCCTCGGACTTGACCGAGGCCACCTTTTGCTTGAATGCGTCCAGCCCCTCCTCGGAATGCACCTTCCAACTCTTTTGCTCTACCTCGAGCTCGGTGATCTGCGCACCCACTATGGCGCTGCGCCGGCCCAGGGCGTCGATCAACGGCTCCCTCGTGCCGAGGTATGTGTTCACCCGCCACAGGTTTCGGGCGATCGCAACGACGTGCGCCAGACCGACGACGGGGGCAACCGTGCCTGCGGTGACCCAGAACGCTTCGTGGTATCCCATGACCACGGAGTGTGCCTCATGAGCACCTACCTGACCTGCAGCCGGTGCGTTGCAACGGCAGATCAGGACTCGGTCGCCGGTCTGCCCGCCGACCCCTCCGGTTGGTCCGTGATCACCATCACTGGTCACCCCATCCGCAACGTACGGCTCTGTCCCACCTGCGCGAACGCCGTGCGCACGGTCATCGACGCTCCCGCCGACCGACCAGCGGAGATCCCAGCGTGACGGCCCTGGTGATCGGCGTCGACCCGGGGATGACCACCGGCGTGTGCGCCCTACACATCGTGGAGCAGGCGATGGCCGTCGAGCCGTTGCTGTACCAGGCCTACGGATACGAGGCCGCCATGCTGCTCGTCGGCGCCCTGGTCGATGACACCGTGTGGGACACGGGCCTGATCGCGGTGGAGCGGTTCGTGGTCAGCGGCCGCGCCGGGCGGTCCGGTAGCGCCGCGGCCGGGCACATGACCCGCGAGCTGATCGGCGCGCTCGGCACCCTCGGCGTGCAGACGTTCAGCCGCAACGCCGCCACCGTCAAAACCTGGGCCACCGAGAAGCGCCTCGAAGCCGCCGGGCTCCTGGCCGCCACCAAAGGCATGGGCCACGCCCGCGACGCCGCCAGGCACGCCCTCTACGCCGGTGTTCACGAGTCCCTGCTGGCCGATCCACTCAGCTCAAAGGTGGCCGTGCGATGAGATCAGTCGTCCTTCACCCAGTAGAGCGCGAACTCAATCGACGTGTCAGTCCGATGCTGAACCACCTGCTCGAGCGTCCAGTCTTCATCGGTGTAGTTGGCCAGGACCTGGTTGACCGCGAGCTGGATCTGGGGCAGCCCCTGGTCGAGATCCTCTTCAAACATCGTCACTTGTCGTTGCATACCCCTAAGTCTGCCGGTGCTGTCCAGGCATCCGCGCAATTGCTCGAATCTGCGGCAGATCGATGAGCACCTTCACCGCGCAGTACCACGGCACCTGCGAGGAATGCACCGGCCCGATCGTGCCCGGGCAGGAAGCCGCCTACAACGCCCGCGACGACCTGGTGCACCTCGAGTGCCCGCCGCCCGAGCTGGAGCTGGCCCCGACCGAGCGCAGCTGCCCGCGCTGCTTCCTGGTTCACGCGGGGGAGTGCTTCTGATGCCCTATTCCGATCAGGTCGACGCCGAACCGGCACGCCAGCACGTCAAGGCGCTGCTGGCCGGCGGCATGAGCCTGTCTCAGATCCAATTCGCGTCGGGCGTGAACCGCACCGCTATCCAGGTCATGCTGGGCGAGCATCCCGGCCGCTCAGCATCAATGCAGATTCGTCAAGGTACGGCGGAGAAACTGCTGCGCACCCGGCTCAACCGCGGCGTCTCCATCGACGGCCTGGTTCCTGCGGCTGGAACTCGCCGGCGGATCGAGGCCCTCGTCGCTATCGGCTACCCCAAGCGCGATCTCGCCAAGCGCCTCGGCGTAACCCAGATACAGACCGCCCGGGTGCCCCTGATGCGGGCCGAGTGGGCCCAGCAGGTCATGGCGCTCTACGAGGACCTGCGCGACATCCCCGGGCCGTCCAGCCGGGCTAGAGAGACCGCACGCCGCCGCGGCTGGCTCCCGCCGATCTGGTGGGACGACGACAGCATCGACGACCCGCAGGCGCAGCCGGAAGGCACCCGTTCCTACCGCGGCACGGTGCTCATCGATGACGTGACGCTGCCGCGGCCGGTTCGAGTGGCGTTGATGACCAAGCGCGGCCTGTCCGAAGCCGAGATCGCGCAACGCATCGGGACGATCAAGCGCTACGTCACCCGCGACCTGCTGGAGCGGCCCGTCACCAGGCTGCCCGTGCTCGAGGGCAAGGCGGCCACCACGGCCGAGCTCGACGAGGTCGCCGTGGATCGGTTGATGGCCGGAACCCTCCGCCACACCGAATTCCACACCAGCCCCGAGCTCGCCGAGGCCGTGCGCCGGTTGGTGGCCCTCGGCTGGAGCGACGGCGCGATCGAGACGCGCCTCGGCCGCGCACCGAACACCTTGGCCGTATTCCGCAAACGCAACGGCATCCCGGCAGCGATGCCCACTGGAAGGACCGCATGAACCAGCCCCGCCCCTTCGCCGACTCGGTCCTCGCGTACGCGCAGGCCGGTTGGCCGGTCGTTCCGGTGCCGCCTGAGACCAAGACGCCGCCGCCGGCGGGCTTCACCGGCGCCAGCGGCGTGGACGCCGACCCCGAGCAGCTGGTGCGCTGGGCCGGCAGCCACGCCGACAGCTCGATCGCGATCCGGATGCCCGAAGGCGTCATCGGTATCGACGTCGACGAGTACGTCAAAGGCGAGGTGACCAAGCGCGGTGCCGATACCGTCAACGCGGCCTGGCAGCGCTGGGGGCCGTTGCCGGCGACCTGGTCGAGCACCGCCCGCGGCAGCGAAGCCGGCCCCGGCCCCAGCCAGATCATGTTTTTCCGCGTGCCGGTCGAGCGCTACGCCACGGTGCTCGGCCCGGACGTCGAGATCATCCAGCGCCACCACCGCTACGCCGTCGTCTGGCCCTCGCTCCATGTGGGCGCCGGCGCGGTCTATCAGTGGTACGACCCGCGGAATCTACCGTCACCGCCGCCCAAGCCGAACGAGCTGCCCGAACTGCCCGAGGCGTGGGTGGCCGGCCTGCGTGAGGGCGCTTCCGGCGTCACCGACCTGGCCGCGCCGCAGTCCGACGGCGAGCAGATGTGGTCGGCGATCTCGGACGACGACCGGCCGGCGTGCGCCCAGATGGCCACCGCGCTGCTGGACGCACACCGACTGATCGAAGCGTCCACCACCGGCACCCGTCACGATGCGGCTGATGACCGGGCGTGGAACCTCGTGCAGCTCGCGGCGGACGGTCACCCCGGCCTGGGCACGGCCTTCGACGAGCTGACGGAACTGTGGGAGCGGATCACCGCCGGCGAGGACCGCGGTGACGAGTGGCTGCGGATGTTCGTTACCGCCGCCCGCAAGGCGGTTACGCGCGTCGGGCGCACCGCGCCCGTTGACCGCGACCCTTGCTTCGAGTCGATCGGCCTCACACTCGTCCCGGCCCCGTCACCCGGTGGTTTGCCCGGCGGAGACCCAGCCGAGCCGATCGCGCCGCCGCGGGCGTGGAGCGTGCGGGAAGCCATCGGCGCGCACCTTTTCGACCCGCTGTTCCACCTGGACCACCACCTCGGCCAGGCGGTCCTCGAGCGGATGTTCCCGGTGATGCGCTACGCCTACGACTCCCACGGCTGGCTCCGACGCGGGCCCGAATACTGGGAGGACCTCACCGACCTGTCCGAGTGGGCGATCACCGAGGTCGCGGCGCTCATGCCGCACGGTGATCCCGACGCGGACAAAGGCACCGACGCGCGCTCTCAGGCCGATCGTCGCCGTCGATTCATGTCCGCCGCGCCGTCCGGAGCGATCGCTAAGAAGATGCGTGCGCTGCTCGCCGGCGGCACGCACCCTTGCGCCGTCGCTGCTGCTGACCTGGACCGGGACACGTGGCTGCTTTGGGCCGGCGGAGTCGCGTGGGATCTGCGCGCGTCAATCGACCAGCCGACCCAGGCGTTCGTCGACCCGTCCACCCCGCACCTGCGCGCGGCCGCGGTCGCTCCGCTGGTGCGGCCGACGCCGCTCTGGGATGCCTTCACCGCGGCCGTCTGGCCAGATCCCGAGCTGCGTGCCTGGGCGCTGCGGGTGCTGTCCGTCGCCGTCACGGGGGACGCGGCCAAGGTGCTGCCGATCCTGGTCGGCGAAGGTGACCGCGGCAAGACCCAGGTGATCGTGCTCATCATGTCGGTGCTCGGCTCGTACGCCCACGCGGCGGACCCCCGGCTGCTGGGTGGCACCGATCGCTCTCACGCCTCGATCGTCACGGCCCTGAAAGGCCGCCGGCTGTCATTCATCGACGAGGCGCCCCGGGACAGCGCGTCCAGTCAGGAGCGGCTCAAGCAGCTCACTGGGGGCGGCGAGCTCACCGGTAACGACATGGGCCGAAACCCGATCACCTTCACCCCCACGCACACCCTGGTGCTCACCGCCAACGAGGCGCCGCTGCTGACCGATCCGGCAGTCCGGCGACGGGTCCGGCTCATCCCTTGTGAAGGCGACCCGGTCGAGGTCATCGCGGCTCGGCGCGCTATCGGCAGCCCATCCGGGCCGGCATGGCGGGCGGAAGCCCCCGGCGTGCTGGCGGCCTTGATGCGCGAGGCGGCCGGGTGGCTGGCTGATGAGAACACGGGGCGGACCGAATCAGCTCCGGAGCGCTACCGATACCGCGCCGAGGAGATCGCGGCCGAGCAGAACGTGGTCAACGCCTGGGTGGAGGGCGCGTGCGACCCGTTCGACGCCGGCACACCTGCCCACGACCTTCGCAGAGCGTTCGTGGAATGGGCGCGCGACATGGGCATGAAGGACTCAGCGACGCCCAGTTTGCCCAAATGGGGAATCGAGCTCAACAAGCTCGGCTACCCGGCGATCAAGCGGCGCAACGGAAATTACCGCGCACTGCGCGTCCGGTCCCTCGGTTCGTGGCTCTCCGGTGGAGGGGTTGTGGAGGGTTCGGCGGCAAACCCTCCACACCAGGAAACGCCGGTAATCGCTGGGGCGGGGGCACCCCGGGTGGAGGGTGTGGAGGGTGTGGAGGGTCTTAACCCTATTAATCACGCACGCGCACACACACGCGCATATACGCAAGAGAGGGACACTCCACCCCCCACACCCTCCACACCCCCCACCAATCCAGTAAATACGGGGGGTAGCGCCCCGGCGGACCCTCCACAACAGTCCGAAAAGGCCCCCACCTACCCTCCACACACGTCGAACCCGCCCCCGACGTTCGCCGCGCAGCTCGTGGCGACCCTGCTGGCGGCCAAGGCCGAGGCTCACGCCCGGGACGCCGCGCAGCTGGCGACGGCCGCCAAGCCCAAGCGCACCAAGGTCGACCCGGCGGAGCGCGCCGCGGCCAAGGTGGCCGCCAAGGCGGAGGCGCTGGCCGCGGCGATCGCCGATGCCGCCGGCGAGCTGGTGACACTGCCGGCCGTGGTGACCCGCGACGGCTCGGTCCGCTCGATCGACCTCGCCAACGTGCCCGAACTGGTCGAGGCCTTCGGCATGCTCGCCGAGCTGACGGTGGACGTCGAGACCACGGGCTACCCGATCGGGCACGCCGACTACGCGCTCCGAACGATCCAGCTGGGCAACGAGCACGCCGCCCTGGTGTTCGACGCCGCCGACCCGGCCCACGCGGGACTCGCCAGCCGGATCCTGCACGACGCCCAGGTTCTGCACGCGCACTCCGCAACCGCGGATCTTGTGCCGCTCGCCGCGCTCGAGCTGTTCGACCTGGACGCCGCGTGGGACCGCATGCACGACACGGTGATCCCGGCCAAGCTGGCGGACCCGCAGTCCACCGGCTCAGACCCCGGCCTCAAGCAGCTGGCCGCCGCGGTGCTCGGCGACTCCGCCACCGCGCCGGCGGCCGACGGGGCCCGGGCGGCGCTGTTCAAGGCGGGTAAGTGGCTGACCGACACGAAGGCCACCACCCCGCTCGAGCGCTCCGGCTGGGCCCAGGTGGATCCGGCCTGCACGACGATGGTTCGCTACGCGGCCTCCGACGTTCTCGACACCGCCGCGCTGGCCAAGATCCTCCCCGCCGTCCCGCCGCACGTCCTGGAGCGCGAGCGGACCGCCCAACGGCTCACCGCCCGCGTGGCTCACCACGGCGTGCGCCTGGACGCCGAGCACGTCAACGCCAAGCTGCCGGAGCACCGCGACGCCCTCGCGGCCGCCGGCGCAAGGCTGCAGGCATTCGGCATCGACAACCCCGGCTCTGACCAGCAGGTCGGCGCCAAGCTGATCGAGATGGGCGCACCGCTGGCGCACACCAAGACCGGCCGGCCGAGTGTGGCCAAGGGCGTGCTGGAGCCGTTCGCCAAGATTGACGGCCCGGTCGGCGACCTGGTCCGCGCCCGCCTGGACTACCAGCACCACGAGACCGTGCTGGGCCTGTTCCTCGAGCCCTACGCCCAGCTGGTGCACCGCGGCGACGGGCGGGCCCGGCCCACGGTCTACACGCTCGGCGCGGACACCGGCCGGATGTCCTGCGTGCGGCCCAACCTGCAGCAGGTGCCGCGCCAAGGCGGCATGCGCGCCTGCGTCACGGCCGACCCGGGTGAGCTGATCGTGTCCGCCGACTTCGCCAGCGTCGAAGTCCGGGTGGCGGCCGCACTCAGCCAGGACCAGACCCTAATCACGATGCTCGACAACGGCATCGACCTGCACTGGGAGATCGCCCGCCAGGCGTACGGCCCTGACGCCACGAAGGAAGACCGCTACAACACCAAGCGAGCCGTCTTCGGCCGGCTGTACGGCTCCGGCATCCCCGGCATCACCCGCACCCTCGGCATCTCCGAGATCGAAGCCGACGCCATCGTGGCCTCACTGGATGCGATGACGCCGCAGCTGGCCAGCTGGACGGCCGGGCTCAAGAGGGCCGTGCAGGGTGGCATGACGAAGTACGAGAGCTACTCCGGCCGGGTCATCCACCTGGACCAGAAGCTGCCGCACAAGGCCCTCAACTACTGCGTGCAGGGCACCGCCCGCGAGCTGCTGGTGGACACGCTGATGCGCTGGCGCGACACCCGCTGGGGCAACGCCGTGCTGATGCCGGTGCATGACGAGGTGCTGGTGTTCGTGCCCGAAGCCGACGCCGCCGAAGCCACCGCCACCCTCGTGGCGGCCATGGAAACCACCCTGTTCGGGGTCTCGATCAAAGCCGAGGCGTCCGAACCTAGCTTCTCCTGGAAGGACGCCTCATGACCGAATACGACAGCGCCGGCTGGCTGATCCCCGCCTCGAAACCCATCGACGCCCCGGCGGCCAAGCAACCTATCGACGGTTTGACGCCGGCCCAGCTGGAGCAGGCCGCGGCGTTCATCGCCGAGCGGCTGCGAGACACCGGCCCGATCAGCCCGACGTGGATGCTCGCTCACGACCTGGCCGAGGCGATCAGCAAGAAGCCGATCGAGATCACCGTGGACGGCGAACCGGACGCGCCCGGACGTTTGCCCGGTCACGCGCGTGGAGACGCCGAGCAGGGCAACGACGGGCCAACCAAGTGACCGAACCGCTGTGCACGGCCTGCGTCGAACGGCCAGCGCACGAGGGCTACCTGTGCGAGCAATGCACCCGGACGCTGGAGAAGATCCTCGCCGAGCTGCCCGCCCAGCTGGACGAGCTGCAGACCACCATCAACCGTCAGGCCAACGCCGGCCGTCGCGACAACGGCAGCCACACCAAGGCGGCCAGCCAGCCGCTGCCGATCGACCTGCGTGCTGGCCACCTGCTCGACATGGCCCGTAACGGCCTGTCCACCTGGATCCGGCATCTGTGCGAGAGCCGCGGCATCACCGAGATCCCGAACCTTCACGAGCGCGCCGTCACCACCAGGGTCGCCGTCATAGGCCCAGTGCACCCGGCGTGCCTGCACGAGTCGTGCCGGGACTTCCGGATCGAGCGGACGCCGGCCGTCACCACGGCCGGACTGGCCGTGTGGCTGACCGCCAACATCGAGGCCATCCGCCAGGACGAGCTGGCCGGCGAGATGTACGCGGCGATGGTGCAGCTGCAGCGGGCGCTCAACCAGGCCGTCGACAACCACGGCAAGCGCTACGCCGGGCTGTGCACGGAGCTGGTCACGGTGGCCGTCGACGTCACCCCCGGCCCGGTCGCGGTGGTCGTGCCCGAGCTGGTCGACCAGCCGCAGGTGTGCAACCAGCCGCTCTACACCCGGCCCGGTGCGAAGGTGATCCGCTGCAGCGCTCGCGACGACGAGACCGGCGAGCTGCTCGGCTGCGGAAAGGAATACCGAGCGTCGGAGCGGATGCGCTGGGCGCTGGAGCAGTCCGAGGAGCTGCTGGAGTCGGCTCAGTTCATCGCGCACGCCCTCACCGACGCCGGCTACCACGTCACCGCCGGCCAGATCCGCGGCATGGACAAGCGCGGCCGGCTGTTCGCGTGGCGCGAGGACGGCGAAGGCAAGCCGCTGTACCGGGTGGGCGACGTCGTCGACCTGCTCCGTGAGAAGACCAAGGAATCGAGGATGACCGCATGACCAGCGTGGTTACGATCCCCAAGCCCTTCCCGACAGACCTGAACTACGAGCAACGGCAAGAGATCCTCGCCTGGCTCGAATCGATGGGCGTGTCACGCGAGAAGGTGTACGCCGTCGAGCTGCTGACGATTGACGCCCCGCTGGTGAGGGTGAGCAGGTTCGCCACCGATCCGGACACGGGCCTGGTCATGCTTGATCGGGCAGAACCCCCGGGCGTTCTACGTTGCGAGACCGATCACCTGCTCACGGTCGAGCCGCCCGCGTGGTGGCAGCCCGTGGAAACTGTCGGTGGCCGGATCTAGCCTCGGCCCATGAGCTGCCCCAGCGGGAAGGTCCGCTACCGCACCCGGATCGACGCGAAGATCGCGCTGGCCAACACGCACCGCAAAGCGGCGTCCACGCGCGAGGAGACCCGGATCTACTTCTGCCCGAACTGCCGCGGTCAGCACCTGACGAGCAGGCCCCAGCGATGACCGAGACGCACGGCCTGGTCCAGGATCCCAAGTCGGGCTTCTGGGTTGAGCCGGCGCCGTCGCACTGCCCGAACGGCCACCCGCTGACCGGCCGCAAGGTGCTGGTCTCGTGGCATCCGTGCACGTGCGCCGGAACGGCCGGCCACCGGACGCACACCTGCCTCGAGTGCGGCGACATCACCTACGACCCGCCCCACGCGCCCGGATCGTGGGAGGGCGTGGCTAGCTCAGGCACTTGAACGAGTCGCCGAGCAGCTTCTCGACCTCTTCGATGGTGGCTACTAGGCCGCGCATCTTGTCCGGGCCGCCGCCGGTGAGGAAGCCGTGGTGCAGGACCCGGAACCATTTGCGGCCGTCGCGCTCGACGACATCGACCGTCCACCCGTCCGACGTGCGCACGAACACCCGCCGCGGGTGTTCGACTACTTGACCTTGATCGTCTGGCCGCCGAAGTGTGCGACGATTTCCAGCTTGCCGCCCAACGCCGCGACATAGCTCTCCAGTGTGCCCAGCTCGGTGTGCGCCAGGTCCCCCCGCTCGATCTTGCTGACCCGAGGCTGCGTCACGTGCATCGTGCCCGCGAGGCTCGTCTGCGTCTCGCCTTGAGCCTTTCGGATGTCGGCGAGCCGCTGGGCCTGCACGGCCTCGCGGATCCGCTGCCGCTCAGTGGTCACCCGCTCCTCGTTGATGAGGCCACGGCCGGCGGCTTCGGCGCGGACTTCTTTCCAGGTTCGTGCCATCGTCATATCTCCTTGTCGTGCATGCCTGCGAGCCAGTCGTCGTAACGATCTTCGGCGAGCGGGATGTTCGCTTTGTACCAGTCCTTCCACTGCCCGGCTTTGTCGCCAGCGACTAGGAGTACTGCGCGGCGTGACGGGTCGAAGATGAACAGGATCCGGATTTCGCTGGTGCCGGTTGATCCGGGGCGTAGCTCTTTCATGTTGTGTCGGGCAGAGCCTTTGATGCGGTCCACCATCGGTCGGCCGAGCGCCGGGCCATCTGCTTCGAGGGCTTCGATCGCTGCGGTTACGAGGTCGCTGGTTGTGGGGTCGGTTTCGGCGAGGGAAAGGAACCACTCATCGACCTGTTCGAGGAGGATTACCCGCCAGGTCACAGAGCAACTATAACTCCGCCATTATATAACGCAAGAGTTATTGCAAGAGTTATTGCGACAGTCATCACGCCAGTTGGCGGCAGCTATAGCGCAAGCTGTGGGGGCGGTTATAGCGAGACTATCCGAACGACCGTCCGGTCGCGCCACGCCGGACTTCACGCGGTACTTGCGTCCGTGATGTCCGAATGCGATCATGAGCGCGGCTAGGACGACTATGCCCACAACCCGCCAGACGCTCACGTCGGCGGGTTTTTGTATGCCCAGGCTCCCCGCACGGCGCGACCCTCGCCGCCCCAACACTCGAAGGGCGGCGACAAGACCATGCCCGAAATCGGAGCGTTCGGCGTCGTCCGCACCAACGGCTGGGCAGCCTGGGTGATCCGGTACGGCACTCATTCGACCGTCAACCACGCCTTCGTCTACATCGGCAACGGGCGGATCATCGAAGCCCAACCGGGCGGCGCGATCGAGTCCGACGCGACAAGGTACCCCGCCGCGATCTGGTCGAGCATGCCGCTACCGGACGCCACCCGCACCAAGATCGCGGTGTGGGCGCAGGCGCAGCAGGGCATCGGCTACGGCTGGGCTGACATCGCCGCCCTCGCCCTGGCCGTGATCCTCCGCGCCGTCCTGCCCCGCAAGGTCGCGACCGCCATCCTCCGCGTCATCGCCCGCCGCATTGAGCGCATGAACCGCCTGATCTGCAGCCAGCTCGCGGACAAGGCCTACGCGCTGGCAGGCGTCCACCTGTTCGACGACGACCGCCTGCCCGGTGAAGTCACCCCGGGTGACCTGCTTCGGCTCATCGCATGATGACCCGCCTGCTCGACTGGCTCTGGTTTCTGTTCGCCCGTCTCGCCACCTCGTGGTGACGTCCACCAAGTAGCACCACCCCCGGCCTGGCGCCGGGTCTGAGCCCCGACCTGGCGTTCCGGCTCACCGCCCTGTCCGCTGCGAGGTGATCCGTCAATGACTGAACACGGCGGCCGCCAACCGATCAACGACGAGCTCAAGCAGCAGATCGTGGACCTGGCCAAGACCGGGCTAGCCCGCAACGAGATCGCCCGGCAGATGGGCGTGGCGCCCAGCTCGGTCAGCAAGTTCTGCAAGGCCGCCGGCGTCGGCTTCGACCGCACGGCCACCGCGAAGGCCACCTCGGCCAAGCAGGTGGACAACAAGGCCCGCCGCGCGGAGCTCACCGAGCGGCTGCTGCGCGAGGCCAAAGGCTTCCTCGACGACCTGCACGCCCCGCACGTCGCGTACAGCTTCGGCGGCCGCGACAACACCTACGCCGAGCACCGCTTCGACAAGCCGCCGCAGGACACCCGGCTGAAGCTGATGCAGTCGTTCAACATCGCGATCGGCCGGCACATCGACCTGGACAAGGTCGACTCCACCGAGGGCGTGGACAACGCCAAGAGCCTGCTGACCGACCTGGGCCGGGCGCTCGGCATCAAGCCGGCCGATGACGCCTGACCTGCCTCTGTCACCCAGACAGGCCGAGTCCATCCGCGACTCGATCACCCGGGTGTCGGTGTGGGAAGGCTCCATCCGATCGGGCAAGACCATCGCCTCGCTACTGCGGTGGTTGATCTACGTCGCCAGTGCCCCCCGAGGCGGCGAGCTCGTGATGGTGGGCCGTACCCGCGACGCGCTCTGGCGCAACGTGCTCGGCCCGCTCATGGACCCGGCCCTGTTCGGATCGGTCAGCCAGTACGTCATCGGCAATCAAGGCGCGCCGACTGTGAAGATCCTCGGCCGGACGGTGCATGTGATCGGCGCATCCGACGCCAAGGCCGAGATGGTGATCCGGGGCATGACCGTCGCCGGCGCCTACGCCGACGAGCTGACCACGCTGCCCGAGCAGTTCTTCACCCAGCTGCTCGGCCGCATGTCCGTACCCAAGGCGCAACTGTTCGGCACCACCAACCCGGACAACCCGGCGCACTGGCTCAAGCGCCGGTTCTTGGATCGCATCGCCAAGCTGCCCGACTGGCGCCGGTTCCACTTCACGCTGCCCGACAACCCTTCGCTGACCGCGGAGTACATCACCTCGATCAGCCGCGAGTTCACCGGCCTGTGGTACCGCCGGTTCATCCTGGGGGAGTGGGTCGCCGCTGAAGGCGCGATCTACCCGATGTGGGATGACCGCCAGCACGTCGTGCCCTGGCTCGAGCTACCGCAGATGAGCCGGCTGATCGCCGTGGGCGTCGACTACGGCACCACCAACGCCACCGCCGCGCTCATGCTCGGCCTGGGCGTGGACCGCCGGCTGTACATGGTCGACGAGTGGCGGCACGACCCGGCGCAGACCAACGTCCGGCTCACCGACGCCCAGCTGTCGGCCGGGCTGCGGGGCTGGCTGGACCTGGCACACCTGCCGATGGTCAACGATCAGCGGCCCGAGTGGATCGCCGTCGACCCGGCGGCCGCGTCGTTCAAGGTCCAGCTGTACAACGACGGCGTCCAAGGACTCACCGACGCCGACAACGACGTCGCCTACGGGATCCGCACGGTGGCCTCCCTGCTAGGCGCGGACCAGCTGAAGGTCTCGGACCGCTGCCTCGGCCTGATCCAGGAGATCCCCGGCTATTCGTGGGACTCCAAACAGACCGACCTCGGCAAGGACGTGCCGATGAAGGTTGCCGACCACTCGCTCGATGCCCAGCGCTACGCGATCACCACCACTGAATCCATGTGGCGGGGTCACATCCGAGACTTTGCGAAGGAGGCCGCGTAGTGCCGCTACCAGCGAACAACCTCCAGTGGCCCCCGCAGGAGCTGGCAGTCGTCACGCCCGTGCTCGGCCAGTGGTCGGCCTGGTATGAGGGCACACCCGAGGCGCTGCGCACCGCCTACGGCCGCGGCAACTTCAACACCGCCGGCGTCGGTCCGCAACTGGCCTTGCAGCGCCAGCAGCAGCACGGTGGCTTCCGGGGCATCCTGCAACGGTTCTGGTGGGGGCGGCCGGTCGGCACCGACGGCTACCTGCAGCGCGACATGATCCACGTGCCGATCGCCTCGGACCTCTGCCAGGCTTCGGCCGATCTACTGTTCTCCGACCAGCCCACGCTGCTGGTCGATGACCAGGCCACCCAGGACCGCATCGAAGAGCTGGCCGATGACGGCATGTACTCGACCCTGGCCGAGGCCGCCGAGGTCGCGGCCGCGCTCGGCGGTGTCTACCTGCGGGTCACGTGGGACCGCGCCCTGCGCAACGCCCCGTTCCTGACCGCCATCCACGCAGACGCCGCGTGGCCCGAATTCCAATGGGGCCACCTGCGCGCGGTCACCTTCTGGACAATCGTCGACTACGACCAGAACAACCGGGTCTGGCGCCACCTGGAGCGGCACGAGCTGGACGCCAACGGCAACGGCGTCATCCTGCACGGCCTGTACGAGGGCAGCCCCAGCAACCTCGGCCGGGTCATTCCGCTGGTCGAGAGGCCGGCCACCGCGATCTTCGCCCAGCACGTCAACGCGGAGTCGATGATCAGCACCGAATCGCCTGGGCTGGCCGTCACCTACATCCCGAACCAGCGCCCACAACGTCGCTGGCGCAACGACCCGCACGGCACCCACCTGGGCCGCTCGGACCTCGACGGCGTCGAGCCGCTGATGGACGCGCTCGATGAGACCTACGCCTCGTGGATGCGCGACATTCGCCTCGGTAAGGCCCGGATCATGATCGCCAAGTCGCTGCTGGAAAACCTCGGCCCCGGCCAGGGATCGTTCTTCAACGCCGACCAGGAGGCGTACTCCCCGGTCAACGCACTCATGGCTTCCGGCAGCAGCGGCGGACAGACGAACCTCGGCATCGAGTCGGTTCAGTTCAAGATCCGGTACGCCGAGCACAAGGCCACCGCTCAGCAGCTGGTGGAGAACATCCTGCGTACCTCGGGCTACTCCACGCAGACCTTCGGCGAGGGCGACACCGGCAATGTACGCACCGCCACCGAGGTCGAGCAGCGGGAACGCCGATCGCTGCTGACGCGTGACCGCAAGCTGCGGCTGTGGCGGCCGGGTATCGCCGACGTCGTCGAGAAGCTCCTGGCGGTCGACGCCGTGATCTTCAACAGCGGGGTAACGCCGGCCCGGCCGGACGTGCACTTCGCCAACGGTGTCCAGGAGACGCCGCTGGCGCTGTCCCAGACCGCGCTCGCGCTGTTTCAGGCCGAGTCGGCCTCGCTCGAGGTCCGGGTGGCCATGGTGCACCCAGATTGGAACGACGAGCAGGTGCAGGCCGAAGTGGTCAAGATCAACGCCGAGGTGGCCGCGAAGGTGCCGCCGCCGCTGGCCGACCCATTCGGCTCAGGCCAACCGCCGCTCGACGGTAACGGCCAGCCCGTGAATCCGAATGACCTCACCGGCCAGTAGCAGTCCCTCCAGCCTGCCGTCCGTCGTGGACGTGCTCGCAGGCCAGATCGTCGCTCTCTACACCCAGGCCGAGCAGCAGCTGATGGCCGACATAGCCAAGGCCGCTCGAGGTGGTGTCATCGCGCCGGCGTTCTCCGCGGAGCGACTTGCGATGCAGGCTCAGATGCTGCGTGCGGCCGAGCGGGTCGCGACCATGCTCCGGCTGCGGTCCTACCCGCTGGCCATGCAGGTGGCGCAGGAAGCAGCGGTGCACGGTGAGCAGGCCGCGACGGTGATGCTCAGGCGGCTGGTGCAGTCGGATCCGCTGCTGCGCCGGGTGTTCCTCGACCGGGCCCGCGGGCACGCGGTGTCCTCGGCCAACCAGATCGGCTACGACCTCGCCATCCGGCTCGACCAGACGGTGCCCCGCGTGCTGCGGTTCGCCGACGACGCCTACCGAGCAGCGGTGCAGGAAGCCGCGACACGGCAGGTGCTGGCGATCGACACACCGAGCACCGCGCAGTCCTTCGCGTGGCGGAAGCTCACCGAGCGGGGCGTCACCGGCCTCACCGACGTCAGCGGCCGCAACTGGAACCTGTCCACGTACGCCGAGATGGCCACCCGCACCGCGGTGCAGCGCGCCTACAACGCCAGCCACCTGGACCGGATGGCCACGGTCGGCATCGAATACTTCACGGTCAGCCACGACGGCCACCCGTGCCCGCTGTGCCTGCCCTGGGAAGGCGAAATCCTCTCCACCGGCAGCGTCGGCGAAGTCAGCACCCTCGCCGCTGACCGTGACGAGCAGGTCACGTTCACCGTCAAAGCAACGGTCGACGACGCGATCGCCGCCGGGTTCCAACACCCGAACTGCCGCCACGTCCTGCTGCCCTACCTGCCCGGCGTCACGAAGACGACCACCGGGCAGGCGTGGACGGACGCCGACCAGCGCCGCTACGACGACACTCAGCGGCTACGCGAGATGGAACGCAACGTCCGTGCCGCGAAGCGGGAAACCGCCGCGGCGCTGACCCCGCTGGAGCGTCAGCGCGCAGAGGCGAAGGTCCGCGCCTGGCAGGCCCGCATCAGACAGCACGTCGAGGCCTCCGGACTGGTCCGGAAGCCGCGGCGTGAACGGCTCGACCTCGGCAACCACTGACTCAGTGCGGCTGGTTCACCGACCGCAGCCACGCGCGAGCCTCCGCGAAGTCCTTGGCCGCGGCGGCCAACTGAATCACCTGGGAAGCGGGCGTGCTCCTGTTCACGGTCACTTCCTCTGCCATCGCCTGGACTGCGGCCAATAGAGCCTCGTCCACGTCATCCATCGTCGCCATTCGTAGTTATCCCCTCATTCGTCCACCGGCCTGGCGCCGGCGGCACGTCGTGACCGTAGACCGCGGCTACGACAGAAATCGTCCGGCCTGGCGCCGGAGAAGCGAGGAAACCAGCCATGAGCACCAAGTGCACGCTGCCCGTCCACCCGTACCTGCGGCACCCGCTGACCGGCATGCCGCTGAAGGCCCTCGGCTACACGAAGCGTGGTCCCATCTGGCCCATCATGGGCGGCTCAGCCCCGGCCGGTGATCCACCGCCCGCCCCAGCGCCAGCGCCTACCCCTGCTCCGGCCCCGGCGCCAGCTCCTGCACCGGCTCCGGCGCCCGCTCCTGCACCGGCTCCGGCCCCGGTACCCACCCCGGGTCAGGAGGTCAAAGACCTTCCGGAGTGGGCACAGAAGATCATCACCGAGGCCCGCAAGGACGCCGGCGACGCACGGGTCCAGGGCAAGACGGCAGCCGAGCAGGCCCAGAAGGAACTGACCGAAAAGCTGGCGGTCGCCCTCGGCCTGAAGCCTGACGCGGCGACCGACCCGGCCGAGCTCGCCAAGCAAATCGAGGCCGCCCAGACCGAAGCGAAGAGCGCCGCGATCAACCTTGCGATCTACCAGGCCGCATCCAAGCAGCAGGCTGACCCGTCGGCGCTGCTCGACTCGAATTCCTTCCTGGCGAAGGTGAAAGACCTCGATCACAAGGCGGCCGATTTCGCCGCCAAGGTCGAGACCGCGATCAAAGACGCGGTAACCAGCAACCCCAAGCTCAAGGCAGTCCAGGCGGCTGGCGTGAGCGGGGGCCAATTCACCGGCGGGACCGGTGAAGGCAAGCAACGCCCCACATCACTCCACGCCGCAATCGCCGCGCATCAAACCGCGGCCGGCTAACTCCGACCTAGGAGCACTGACATGCCCGTAACCCTCGCCCAGGCGCAGGTCAACGTCCAGAACGACGTCGACTATGCCGTCATCGACAACTTCCGCCGCTACTCGTGGTTGATGGACCAGATCGTCTTCGACGACACCGTCACCCCGGGCACCGGCGGAGGCACGCTCACCTACGGCTACACCCGGCTGATCAGCGCCGCGGCGACCGACTTCCGTGCCTACAACACGGAATACTCTCCGTCGCAGGCCACCCGGCAGCGATTCACCAGCGACCTCAAGCCGCTCGGTGGAGCGTTCGACCTGGATCGGGTGCTGGCCAACCTGGGCGCCGCGCAGACCAACGAGCTGACGTTCCAGATGCAGCAGCTGCTGGTCTCGATCCGCGGCCGGTTCATGCGGGAACTCATGCTCGGCGACTCCGCCGTCAACGCCCTCGGCTTCGACGGCCTGTCCAAGGCCCTCACCGGCTCCACCACCGAGGTGACCGCGGGCTCCGTCTCCGGCTCCGCCGACTGGACCCCTGCCACCGTGCAGACCCAGGTGCTGGCCAACAACCGGCTCGACGAGGTCGACGACTGGCTGTCCCGCGTCGTCCCCTCCCACGTCGGTGGCGGCGACCAGGGCGCGCAGGGCGCGTTGCCCCCGGGCGTCAAGGCCATCCTCGGCAACACCAAGAGCATCACCCGGTTCCGGGCGCTCGCACGGTGGGCCGCGATGTACACCTCGGCCAAGGACGACCTGGGCCGCCAGATCGAGCGCTACGGCGACTGGGTTCTGGTCGACCTCGGTGACCGGGAAGACGGCTCCGTGCCGATCATCCCCATCACCGCGGGCGGTCTGACCGACCTGTTCGCCGTGACCTTCGGCCTGGACGCCTTCCACGGCGCCTCGGTCGCCGGCCACCAGCTGGTCCAGACCTGGATGCCGGACTGGACCGTCGCCGGTGCCGTGAAGTCCGGCGAGGTCGAGATGGGCCCGGTTGCCGCGGTGTTGAAGAACACCAAGGCCGCTGCGGTGCTGCGCGGGGTGAAGGTCCAGTGACGACCTACCGCGTCTCCACCCCGGTCGTGGACTTCACTGGCGAGGTTGGCACCTGCCAATTCGTCAAGGGCGTCTACGAAGGCGAGGTGCCCGACGGCACGCTCTCCTACTTCGAGACCGCCGGCTACACGGTCGAGAAGCTCGCCGCCAAGAAGGCGGCCGCCAAGGCCAAGGACCCGGCCGACCCCGCAGACCCGGCCGCGGATGACGCCGCCGCGAGCCAGAACGGAGCAAGCGCATGACCACTCTCGGCCTCTTCAAAGGCGTACCGCGTGACGCGTTGGGCCACCTCAACGCCTACCCGGACGTCGACCCGCTCCAGACCTACTACCGGCGCAACCTGCCCCGGTTCGGCCTGGACGACAAGCTCGACGCCCTGACCACCCAGGTCATGACGTCGGTGCCGATCTACCTGCAGGCCGGTGACACCGTCACCAACCTGACGTTCATCTCCGGCGCCACCGCGGCCGGCACGCCGACCAACTACTGGTTCGCCCTGTACAGCAACGCCGCCACCCCGGCGCTGCTCGGACAGACCGCGGACCAGACCACCACGGCGTGGGCCGCGGACACCACCAAGACCCTGGCTCTCGCGGCCCCGGTCAAGATCCTGGTGTCGGGCATCTACTACGCCGCGGTCATGGTCAAGGCCACCACGGTGCCGAGCCTGGTGGGCACGCTCGCCGCCAAGCCGGTCATCACCGGCGAGTCCAACCTGGCTCAGAGCTCCGGCTCGGCCCTGGTCGCCACCGCACCGGCGACCATCGCGACGCCGGCGGTTCAGCGCGCCGTACCGCTGGCGATCGCCAGCTGATCCGTTCGGGGTGGGGCGTCAAACTCGCGCCCGGCAAGAGACACATCGTATTTCGCGTTAAGGACGGCCCGGGGGCTTCACGCCGGGTCCTTTCGGCCCCTGCAATGGACCGTCCTGCGCCCCACCCCGCACACCCTCTGGAGGTCCGATGACGCTGATCTACGCAACTCCAACGGACCTCGCCACCTGGACCGGAGCAACCGCCCCGGCCAACGCCGTCAACCTGCTCCGGTCGGCTTCGATGCTCATCGCCGACGTGACGAGCTCGGCGTTCTATCCAGTCAACGTCAGCACGGGCCTGCCGACGGACGTCCCCACACTGACCGCCCTGCGTGACGCCACGTGCGCGCAGGCGGCACTGTGGGCGGCGCTCAAGATCGATCCGGCGGCCGGGCCCGCCGGTGTCGCCAGCTCGGCGTCCTCGAAGAAGGTGGGCACCGCGGCCCTGACGTACAACACCACCGCCGCGCAGACCCAGGCCCGCATGGACGCCGCGAAGACGCCCTGCGAGGAGTCTCTGCTGATTCTGCGGCTTGCCGGCCTGCTCGCGACGTCGGTCTGGAGCTACGGCTGATGTTCGCCGCGGCTGCCGACTTCACCCCGGTCACCGTCACCCTCGCGGCCTACACCGGGTTCGGCTCGAAAGGCCCGACGTTCGCCAACCCGGTCACCGTGGCCATGTTCGCCGACGACTCCCGCCGCCTGGTCCGCAACGCCACCGGTGAGGAAGTCATCTCCGAAACCACCCTCTACGGCGACCCCGCGACGGCCGATCAGTTCCTCGTCGAGTCCAAGGTGACGCTCAACGGCCGCATCGCGAAGGTGCTCAAGACCAAGCGGAATGTCATCGGCGACCCTGACGTCGACCACGCCGAGATCGTCCTCACCTGATGGGCATCGAGTTTGAGTTCCACCTGGACCTTGACCGGCTCATCCGCGCCGAAGAGGCCGCCACTCCCGAGGCGATCGCCAAGGGCCTCGAACACATCCGCGGCGTCGCGGTCGAACGCACCCCCGTCGACACCGGCAACCTCGCCGGATCCGCAGCGGTGCACGTCGACGGCAGCGAAGGCTCGATCACCTACGACGGTCCGTACGCCCGCTACCAGCACGAGCGCCTGGACCTGCGGCACGAGACCGGCCAAGCCAAGTTCCTCGAGTCCTCACTGATGGAAGAGGGCGGCAAGGCCTTCGAGATCATCGCCACCGACATCAAGCGGGCGCTCTAGATGGCCGGCGTCGTGATCGCCAACATCACGCCGGGTGAGCCGCGGCTGCACATCTGGTGCGACCGCTGCATGACCTCAGCCGGTATCGAGGTCGACGCGCTGATCCTCGGCGAGCACGGCGTCAGCAAAGTTGGCACCTACCGCGCTTGCCTGCGGTGCGACCGGGAAGAATCCTGATGGGCCACACCGAAGACCTGCTCGAAGGCCTCGCGCAGATGGGCGCCACCGCCAGCCTATGGCTGTACCAGACGGCGGGTTACGCCAGCACGGACACCGGCGCCGGGATCGGCATGCTGCCCCGCGACTGCGATAAGGCCGTGTCGATCACCGACTACCTGAGCGCCAACGACTCCCCGAACCAAGCGCTCGGCACGATCGGCGTGCAGTTCTGGTTCCGCGGCCTTCCCTATGACCGGGCGTCGATGACCAACCTGCGCGACGCGGCGTTCCAGCTGTTCCAGGGAATGACCAACCGCGACTTCGGCACCTGCCACGTGATCCAGATGCGGCGCGTCTCATCCGTGCCCCAAGGCCCGGACGGCAACAACCGGTTCGAGCAGGCCGACAACTACTACCTCGACATCAACACCCCCGTCACCGCAAACCGGAACCAGTAGCGCCAGGAGGCGTCATGACCGTCTACCACTCGAAGCCCACCCAGCCGCTGCAGGTCGAAGCGGTGCAGTACACACCGGCCAGCATCGCCGAGGTGGAAGCCCTCGGCGTGACCGTCGAGGAGCAGCCCGATTTCGAGGCCGCCGGCGACGCCGCGTGCGTGCACGTCAACGGCGCCCTGGTCCAGCCCGGCGACTACGTCGTCGTCTACAGCAACGGCGCGGTCGCCACCTACGGCGAGGCGCAGTTCACCAGCCTGTTCGACAGCTCCACCGCTCCCGCCGAGTAACCGCAGCACCCAACCCCTAGCCCCTCCGCGTCGCGGTCAGGGGTTGTTTCCCATGCCTTTAGGAGGCAACCGCTCATGGCAGTCAACGACCTCGCACGCCGGATCCGGGTAGATCTCACCGCGACCACCACCACCGGGCTCGACGGCGCCTGGACGCAGCTCAAGGGCATCGTCGACCTGAACTTCCCGATTACGCCCACCAAGGTGGACGCCACCAGCTACGACAGCAACGGCGGCAAGGACGTCGACGTCACGCTCAACGAGTTCTCGGGCTCCGTGAAATGCAACCGGCAGTCCAACGCCGGCGTCCAGGACCCGGGCCAGCTGCTGCTCACCGGCTGCGTCAACAAGTTCGCGCCGAACAACTACCTCTACGTCCGCTGGTATGACAAGGACGGCAAGCCCGAGCCGTCCTTCTACGGCCAGGCCATCGTCGAGCAGGCCCAGTCTAAGACCGGCGTGGCCGACCTCGACGAGGACCAGTTCACGTTCACCGGCAAGGGCCTGGCCATCGCGATCGCCAACCCGTTCGCCGCGGCCGCGGTTCCGGTCATCCTGGCGGCCACGCCGTCGGGTGCTTCGGTCGGCCAGCAGGTCGTCATCTCCGGCCAGGGCTTCACCGGCACCGTGGCCACGACCGGCGTCAAGTTCAACGCGGTCAACGCCACGTCGTGGGTGGTTCTGTCGGACACGACGATCGTGGCCATCATGCCGGCCGGTTCCGCCGGCGTCGGCAACATCGTCGTGACCAACGCGGCCGGCGCCTCGGCGTCCTTCCCGTACACCCGCGGCGCGTAACCCCCGTAGCAGGCGGGCGCGCTACCTGGCTGGTGGGCGCGCCCGCCGTTGTATACCCACCAGCCGATTCACCCACACCAGCCCACCAGCCAAGGAGAAACCATGTCGCTCAGGGCGTATGAGGAATGGGCGGAAGAACCGCTTGTGTTCCCGATCCGGGGCAAGAACTACGCCATGCCCGAACTGAGCATCGACGACGGTCTCCGTCTCGCCGGTGTATTCGGCGGGACCGACAAGTCCCTCAACGGCCAGCCGATCAACGTGTTGTTCAAGCTGGTACTCGGCGACGCCTGGGACGAGATGCACGCCGACGGCGTACCTCTCACCCCAGCCTGGCGTGCCGGGATGGCCGCCCTGGCGTACCACAAAGAAGGCCGAGCCGCCGCCGAGGCAGTGTGGGAGTCCGGCATCAACCCGGAAGCTCTGGCCGCCTTCCTGGCGGCCAAACAGAGCAACTCAGCGGACTCGACGCCATCGCCCAGTACGGAATCGGCGAGCGGGACCCCCTCACCGGCCTCTACGAGGCGTACGACATCCCGGAAGGCCACGCCGCGCAAGGCGGTGCCGAAGAAGGCCATCCGGTCACGTGGACGCAGCTCGTCGAGCAGTGGGAACTGATCGTCGCCGACTTCACCAGTGAGTACGGCATCGACCTTCGGGCACGACGGCACACGATGCCGTGGCGTGATTTCGCCATATGGGCGCAAGGGCTCATGACCGCCGACACGCGCATCGCTCGGCATTTCAGACGACAACCAGCGGGGGAGGTGGCCGGCAATGACGGGTGAAGCAACGTCAGTTGGTGCCATCATCGGCTACCTCCGCATGGACGACTCCGACTGGCGCCGAACCATCGATGCCGCGAAGGGCAAAGCCGACGAGCTGAGCGGCAAGAGTCCCCGCATCCGCATCGAAGTCAACTCGGCCAGCGCGATCGCGGCTCTGTCTGCTGTTCGTGCTGCTGAGGACCGGGTCGACGAGGGCAACAAGAAGATCGGCGCGTCATCCAAGCAGGCATCGTCAGGCATGGGCCTGCTCGCCACCTCCATCATCGGCCTCGGCCCGGCGCTGATTCCGCTGGCCGGTGTTGGCGTCGCTGCTTTCGCCGGGCTGGCCGCTACTGGCGGTGTGGCCCTACTCGCCATCAAGGGAATCCAGAAGGAACTCACCTCCGGGACCGGGGTCAACAAGCAGTATTCGGGATCCCTTCAGACCATCAAGACCGACATCGGCCACTTGGAAACTGTAGCCGCGGCGGGTGTGCTCAAGTCCTTCAACGGCGCGATCGCGGCCCTGCACAACCAGATGCCGGCCGTGACTCGGGACGTCGCCCTCATGTCCTCACAACTCGGTCAGGTCGTGGGGCACACTGCCCCCGCGTTGGTGTCGATCCTCCACTCGCTCGGCCCGCTGTTCGCGACGTTCGGCGCGACCCTCGTTGATGGCGCGACCAAATTCCAGCACTGGGCGGCCTCGTCCGACTCCATCGGCAAGTTCGTTGCCTATGTCGAGAACGTGCTGCCCACCGTCGAGCGCACCCTCGGCGCGCTGATCACCACCGTTGCCCATCTCGGCATGGCCTTCGCGCCCCTCGGTGGGACAGTCCTCACGACACTCGGCGCCTTGTCGACCCTGATCAACGCGATACCGATCAACGTCCTCGCGACCCTCGCACCCGTGGTGGCCACCACGGTTCTGGCGTTCAAGGGATTCTCCATGCTCAGCGGGGCGTCAGAGAGCCTCGGCAACCTGGCGTCGAAGCTCAGCGGCGTCGAGAACGCAGTAGGCGGGCTGTCCGGCATTGTCGGCGGCGCATCGTCGGCGCTGAAGGCGCTCGGCGTGGTCGGCCTCGCCGCCGGTCCGATCATCGGCCTCCTGGTCGCGCAACTGAACAAGCAGAAGCAGGCGCAGATCGATGCCAAGCAGGCCACGGACGACTACACGCAAGCCCTGGTCGCGTCCAACCTCGCGGTCGACGCCAGCGTCCGTTCAGCAGCGGCCAAAAAGCTCGCCGACACACAGGCATCTCTAGACGCCGCACAACTCGGCATATCTCAGGGCCAAGTCATCGACCTGATCACGGGGCAGGGAACGGCAACCGACACGCTGATCCCGCGGCTGCGCGCTCTCGCTTCGCAGTACGGCACCGTGGCGGGCAGCAACAACAACTTCAGCGGCAAGCTGACCGAGTCCCAGCAGGCGCAACTGGACAACTCCGCCGCAGCGAAGGATCTGCTGGCGATCCTCGACCCGCAGGCCAAGGCGTTCGACACCGCGAGCATGGCCGCCAAGGGTCAGGTTGCTGCGATCAATGGCGTCACGCAGGCCGCTGGTGAGTCTGAGGCGGCCACCAAGGCGAACGCTGCGGCGATGGGTATACAGGTCGGCACCTACGCGGCCGGTGTTGCTGCCGCAGCCAAGAACAAGGCTGCGCTGGACGCACAGACCGAGGCCATGCGGTTCTCCAACGACGCCGCTGGTCTGCTGACCCAGAGCCTGAACGTCCTGAACGGCGTCACGCTGGACGTCTCCGCAGCACAGACCACTGCCGCGTCCTCGGTGATCAGCCTGAACGCCGCGGTCAAGGCGAACGGCAACACCACCAACCTCGCCACCGCCGCCGGTGTGGCGAACCGTCAGGCCGCAGAGTCCGCTGTTCGGACCAACCAGCAGTACGCCGAGGCGGAGTCCAAGAAGACCAAGTCCGGCGTTGCCGCGACGAAGATGCTGACCGACCAGCGCACCCAGTTCCTCGCGAACATCGACAGCACCTACGGCGCCAACTCTGCGATCGCCATCTACACCCATTCGCTGTACGGCGTGCCGAAAAAGGTCACGTCCGTTGCGGATGCGCAGACCAAGGCAGCGAACGACAAACTCGACGCTCTCAAGGTCAAGGTCTACGGCGCCACCAGGGCCAGGACCGTCGTCATCACGGCCGACACCTCCGCGGCGATGGCCGCCCTGCAGTCCTTCATTTCCGAGGCCAATGCGGCGCAGGCAGCGGCGCAACCGGTCGGTGCCATCTCCTACGGCCCGGCCAAGAAGCCGCCCAAGAAGGCAACCGGGGGCACGATCCGCGGGCCCGGAAGTGGGACCTCCGACACCGCCGGCCTCTACGCCCTGTCCGACGGCGAGGAAGTAACCCCCGCTGCACAAGCAGAAAAGCACCGCGGGCTGCTCAAGGCGATCGCCGCTGACAAGGTCCCCGGCATGGCCACCGGCGGCACGGTCAAGAAGGCCCCGAAGGTCGTCAACGGCTCCATCTCGGCCACTGCCGACGGTGGCGCGGTCTACGGCATCGCCGGGGTCATCGAGAGCCAAACCGGCCAGGCTGCGCAGGCGATGAAGTACCTATCGGCCGCCGTCAACGACGCTTTCAAGCTGGATGGCGTCCAGGACCAGATCAAGGTCACCCAGTCCCAGCTGGCCAACACCAAGACAGCACTTGCGAACCTGCAGACGGCCAGCAACTCCCTCCGCAGTGGTGTGACGAGCACGCTGGCCGGCACGGTCGACCCGACGAAGTACACCAGCATCGGCGATCTGATCAGCGCCTACTCCACCGGGACCGCGAACAACCAGCATTTCGCCGCTTCTGAGCACGCAGCCAGCGCGAAGGGCGCCAACAAGAGCCTGCTCGCGCAACTCGCGGCCGCCGGCAACAGTGCGGGCCTCGACACCCTGGCGGGCGCCAGCAAGGGTGACATCGCCTTGGCCAACAAGCAGTTCCTGGAATACCAGAGCTCGGCCGGCAAAGGCGGAGTTATCGCGTCCACCGATGCGTTCGGCTCGCAGATCAAGGCCGACCAGGCGCGCGTTGCGGCATTGACGAAGCAGAACGCGCAGCAGGAGGCCCGGGCCGCGAAGCTCGAAAACGTCGCGCTAGCCACCCTCGCCATCGTCGGGAAGATCACCAACCGCCCCGCGAAGTTGGTAGCTGACGGCAAGGAAATCGGCCACGTCGTGATCGCCTCGAATGAATTCCAGGGCGTCCTCGACAACCTGACCCACCAACTGCTCTTCGGGCGGCACTGACCATGGCCAACAGGACCAACCTGTGCACCAACCCGTCGTTCGAGGTCAGCACCGCGGGCTGGTCAGCGTTCGGGCCGTCGGCGACGATCGCGCAGGACGCGACCTGGGCCGATGTGGGGACCAAGTCGCTGCTGGCGCAGGCGCCGGCTCAGAACGTCGCGTCCAGCTTCTACGTCCCGTGCGGTGCGCAGATCTCGTTCACCACCGTCGTCGGCACCCAGTACACCTTTACCGCGATGATCAAACAAGATCTCGCCAACGGCGGATCACCGATCGTCCTCACCGCAGCGGGTCAGACCAGCGCCCAGGTGTCCGGCACCGCGTCGTCACCGCAGCGGATCTCGGTCACGTTCACGGCATCGGCCACCACCACGGTCGCCAGCGTCAAATCGGTCTACCGGTCCCTACCCTCGCCCCTGTCCGGCTCCTACCCGCTGTCAGCCTGGGTCGACTCGGTCCTGACCGAAACCCCCGCCGCCGGCACCTACTTCGACGGGTCGTTCGCGTCCTGCTCCTGGACCGGCACCGCGGGCCTGTCCACGTCGGTCTTCACCGCCCCGCCTGGGACGATCACGGTCAACGCCGATCCGTTCAACAGCCCGCCCCGCAACTTGCTCTACGTCAACGGGGTCAGCGGCACACAGGCGCAGATCACCCGCACCGACGCCGACGGCAACATCCGGCCCGTCCGCCTGGGCGACCCCGCCACGCTCACCTCCGGCACATGGGTGGGCTATGACTACGAAGTGCCCTACGGCACCGCCGTCACGTACACCGTCACCCCACTCGATCTCAGCACCCCGGCATCGGTCGCGGCGGCACCGTTGCCGATCACGCAGTCCTGGCTGGTGCATCCCGGCGTGCCGGGCCTGTCCATGCCCATCAACGGCACCCTGCTCACCGGCCGCGACATGGACGACGGATCGGCCGAGCACGTCATCCTCGGCCGGAAGTTCGCCCAGGTCGTCAACGACGGTGCGCGGAAGTCGGCGAAATCCCAACTGACGATCCGCACCCAGACATCCACCGAGAACAACAACCTCGAGGCGCTCCTATCAGGCAGCGCACCGTTGCTGCTGCAGATGGCGTTCCCGTTCACCACCGCCACAAAATGGGCCTACATCAAGGTTGGCGTGGTCAACGACACGCCCGTGACCATGGTGTTCGGCGACCCGAAACACGTCTGGACGCTGCCCATCACCGAGATTGACCGCCCCATCGGGGGTCTCGCGGCGCAACGCACCTGGGCAGACGTAGCGGTCGAGGTGGCCAGTTATTCCGCGTTGTCGGCGAAGTACGCCACCTGGACCGGGGTGCTTACCGGTATCGCCGGGACCTGACGTGTACCCGATCAGCGCGCAGTTGCAGCAGGTCCTCACCTCGAGCAGCCAGACCCGCTACCCGGTCGTCACCCACCGCAACCCGTTCACCGCCGCGGTAACCACGATCCCAATCGTGGACGGCACGGTCTCGGTGGATGTCAACTCCAACGTCCGCCGCGTACTCGACCTGACCCTCGCGCCGCTGCAATCCACGTTCGACCTGCTCTCAGTTCCGGGCGGCGAGCTGACGGTGAGCCTGACGTACCGGTTCATCGACACCACCACCGAGACCGTCCCTCTCGGGATCTTCTGCGTCAACACCCAATCCATGGGGTACCGCCCGGACGGCTCGATCACGCTGAAATGCCCGGACCGCTGGTGGCGGATCCAGTCCAACGAGTTCGGCGTCTCCCGCTCATCGGTGGCGAGCAACGCCGGCTGGCAAGAGGTCAAGCGCCTGGTCGAAGCCGCGTGGCCGAACGTCGCCTACCCGTTCCCCGGCTGGGCATCGACCGGCGTCACCAACCCCGACCAGTCGGCCACCACCAAGGTCGGCTCGCTCGTCTGGGACGACGGCAGCCGCGAGAACGCCATCATGGCGATCCTGAAGGCCAACAACCTGGACTGCTACTTCGACGTCAACGGCCTCGCGGTCCTCCGACCGATCCCGACCTTGACGACGGGCAGCGTCCCGGTGTGGACGATCAAACCCGGCACCACCGGCATCCTGAAAGACGCCAACCGCACCCGGGACCTGACCACCGTCCACAACGTCATCGCCATCACCTCCTCCGCGTCGGACATCATCATCGCCGGGCGCGAGGTCGCCAACACCCGATCGCCCGCCACGGACCCGCTGTCCTCCCTCGGCCCGCTCGGTCGCGTGGTGTTCAACTACGCCTCACCACTGCTCCGCAACGCAGCCCAGATGGACGCCGCCGGCAAGACGCTGCTCAACAAGCAGCTAACCGTGCAGCAGCAGCTCACCGCGACATCCACACCGAACCCGGCGCTCGACGCCTACGACGTCGCCGACATCTACTTCCCCCTCGGCGACTTCGGCACCGTCCGACCCTCCGAGCGCCACATCCTCGACTCGGTCACCGTGCCGCTGATGCCCAGCGGTGATCAGTCGATCGGCTTCCGCGCCACCCGCACCACCGCCGACGACACCGTCTAGGAGCGTCATGCCCAACACCACCAGCCTCGCCGACGCCCTCACGGGCCTCACCGCGAGCGACCAGCAGCTATCCGTCCAGAACTACGTCATCGACCACATCGGCGTAGCAGCGACCACGACAGACGGAGTGGCTGGCGTCTTCCTGCAGATCGGTGCCGACGTCGTCCAAGCGGCGTACCTCGACTCGCTCACCTCACCGGCCGCCGGACAGAAGGTCCGCGTGCTGATCGTCAACAACTCACCAACCATCCTGGGCCGCGTCGTGGGCCTCCCGAACATCTAGGAGAACCGTGGCAACCACACCGAACGGCCTCGCGTACCCGCTGCCCTCAGCAGCGCCCAACGGCGCCGCCAACATACAGGATCTGGCGGTGTCCTTGGACCACAAGGTCATCGGCTCATTCGCCACCGCCGCAGCCAGGGCCGCCGCGATCACCGCCCCCAACGCCGGCGACGTCACCTACCGCGCTGACGCGTCGTTCGGCCTGTTCTACGAGCGGTATACCGGCTCGGCGTGGATCCCGATGAATGACGGCGACACCGGCTGGATCACGCCCACCCTCGGCAACTCGTGGGTGTCGTTCGACGCGGGCGCGGTATTCGACATCCCCCAGTACCGACTGCGGGGCGGCGTCGTCTGGCTCAAGGGCGCAATGAAATCGGGCACCATCTCCGCCGCTGCTTTCACGCTGCCCGCCGGGTACCGCCCCCTGAAGAAGATTCAATTCGCCGCAGTCTCGAACGCCTTCACGGCTCAGTTCAGCGTGTTCGCAAACGGTGACATCCAAGTAACCGGGTACGCGACAGGCGGCAGCAACGCCTTTGTTTCCCTCAACGGCGTCCAGTTCATTGCGGAGCAGTAATGAGAAGCCCCGGTTTCTTCCAACGCCCTGATCTACGCGACGCGTTTCTGATGCTGATCGGCGCGCTGTCGCTGCTGCTGGGCTACGCCTACGGGGTTGCCCACATCCCCAAGAACGTCCACACGGCGCTCTACACCGCGACCCTGATCCTGCCGCTAAAAGCCTACGCGGCCGCGTGGATCGCTTCGGGCGTCTACTGCGTCGTCGCTGGGCTTTCCGCCCGCCACATCGGCGGATTCACCGCCGCCGTCCTCATGCCCACGGTGTGGGGCGCGGTCTACATGATCGGCTGGGTCAATGGCGACACCGGCCGGGGCTGGGTGACGGCGTGCATCTTCTGGGCGCTTGCCGGCGCCGTGTACTGCGTCTCCGGCCTGGTCGACCCGACGCCGATCGCGCGGCCGCTCGGAGAGGACCGGTGAACCAGGTAGCCACGGATCTGATACTCGCCTTTTTCGCCAGTGTGTTCGGCTTCGCGGCCTCCCTCGTGACGAACCGCAGGGCCAAACGAACCGAGACCCGCCAGTCCGTCATCGACTCCGGAAAGCTCGAGTTGGAGGGTCGCCGTGTCGCTGGTGAGGCGTACGCCCAGGCCCAAAAGATCAATCAGGACGTCGTGAACGGCCTACACCGCGAGCTGGAATCCGTCCGCCAGGACCTGGAAACCGAGCGGGCCGGCCGGGCGGAAGACAACCGCCGGCACGCCGCCGAGCTCGGCGAGCTGCGCGGCCTGGTCGAGAAGCTGCGCACCGAGCTCGACGTTACCCGGGCCCAGCTGCGGATCCCGAGCGTCCCGGCGCCGAAAGGAGACGAGGGATGAGCAAAGAGTCCGAGGTCCACGTCGACCAGGTCGCTGTCCCGACACCGGCGCAGGAAGTCGCGGCCCACACCACGGCCCAGGGCCACAAGTACGTGATGCACTTCCCGGCCCACCCCGCGCGCAAAGACGATCCGCACTACGCCGACTTCAACGCCTACCACCGCAAGCACAAAGCCACCGCGACATGCTACGTCGGTGACCGGGTCGGGAAAGACCAATGCTCCGACGGCCCGCTCGAACTGCACCACGCGCACATCGAGTTCAGCCTGCAGAACGGCGTCGACCTCGAGGCGCTCGAAGTCGACTACCCGGGGATCTCCAACCCCGAAGAGGTCGGCTCGTGGATCGAGTCGGAAGCGAACTTCCGCTGGCTATGCGCTTTCCATCATCGCGGCCACGCCGGGGCGCACACCGTTAGCCACGCCGATTGGGAAGCGGGCCAGTACATGAGGGACCTGTTCTCATGACCCTGTACGCATTCGACGCCGCCGACCCGCCGAAGGACAAGTACGGCAACGACGTCGCCGCGAGCGTCTACAAGGCCGCTGGCGGGATCGCTGCCAACGTCTACGTGTCCGGGAAGTTCGCGCAGACCCCCGCGCACGTAGCGCGCTTACGGGCGGGCGGGATCGGCCCGTGGCCGAACTACGAGGTAGGTCTGTGGGAGCTCGTCTCCAACCGCTCGGCGGGCCAAGGCGCGGCCCGTCAGGGTATCGGTGACGCGATCCGCTGCGGCTTCCCAGCAAACGGAACCATCTGGTTCCCGTTCTCGGTCGACGTCAGCGTTCCACCGTCGCGCTACGGCGAAGTGGGCGAGGCGTTCAAGGGCATCAACGACGTCAACGACGGCCGGTTCATCATCGCCTGCTACGGCCAAGGCGGGCTCATCGACTACCTCCACGCCAAAGGCCTCACCCAGGGCAAGGGCTGGCTATCCGGCTCGTCATCGTTCCCCGGCTTCAACCCGGCGTCGCCGAACGTCTGCCTCGTGCAAGAGGTCGGCTCACCCGTGCCGAGCACTGATCGAAACATCATCACCGACGCAAAGGCGCTCCACGCATGGTGGCCCGCCGGTAGCACCTACGCATCAGGAGGCCTTTCCATGTCCGACGTTCAGACGATCCTCACCGCGATCGCCGACCTGCGTACCCAGATCGTTGAGGGCAGCGACCCGCAGCACATGGTCAATCTGACCAACATCCGTGGCCACGTCCTCGCCATCGAAGCCGCTGTCGGCGGCGTGCCCACCAACGCCGAGTTGGCGACTGCGCTCGGCGCGCTCCCCGGCCAGGACACCGCGAAGCTGGCCGCGCTTCTCACCCCGGTCATCCAACAGGCCGTCAGCGCCCACCCGGCCGGCACACCCGACGCCGTGGCCCTCGCAACCGCGATCGCCTCGCACCTCACCCTCACCGCCCACTGAAAAGGAGACCGCCATGCTGCGCAAGATCATCGAGACGAAGGTAATCGCCTCCACCGGCGGAGCTGGAGCAGGCGTAGTCCTGTCCCCGTTCATCCTGTGGCTGCTCGGGGTGATCGTCTGGCACGTCCCCTCGGATGCTGCCCACGCCATCGCGGCCGTCGCCGCTGTCCCCACGCCGGTCGTCGGCATCGTCGGCATCATCGCAATCCCCGGCATCACATTCCTCAGCGGTTACCGTGCGCCGCACACCGACCGGACTCCCGCGCCGGCCGCTCCCGACGCCGCCCCGGCGATCGTCGACGCCGCCCCGGCGATCGTCGACGCCATCAAGCCCGAGCCGAGCCCGGCACCCGCGCCCGTCGCTCCGCCGGCGACCGAGGCCGTGCCGCAACTCCCTGCTGCTCCCGTACTTCCAGTCTGAGCGAGAGGAGCCGCCATGAACGCTCACGCCTGGGGCTAGCCCCAACAAGACTCCCGTGTTACCCCCGTGCGCGGGTAGCAGAACGCCCCCGTCCAGCTTCGGCTGGACGGGGGCGCTTTTGTGCGTTGTGAGACGATACTGGCCGTGCCGAACCCGTA